TTACTTGGCGGCCTTGGGCTTTTTGGCGGCGGCCTTGGGCTGGGCTTCTGCCGGCTCGGCGGGCGCAGCCTTGGCGTCGAGGTAGTCGGCGGCCCGGCAGTCTTCGACGAGGAACTTGGCGAAATCGGGGTCGGTGCGGAGGATGTCGCCGGACTCGAGGGTACCGTAGCGCTGGGTTGCGACGATGCCTTTGATCTTGACTTGAACTTGTTCGGACATGGTGTGCTCCTGCCGGCAGGACGGCGGACCGCCCTGCCGGGGTGTCAGCCGTTAGGCCGGGGTGAGGTCACCGCCACGGATGGCGGCCGGGACTTCGGAGGCCAGGGCCAGACGACGCTCGGCGCGGAGCGTGATCAGGTTCTTGGTGAAGTTGTCACCGTCGGAGTCGGACATTTCGACGACCACACCTTCGCGGTCGTAGATGGTGCCGTGATCGCCGAAGGCGCCGACGACGAAGCTGTCGGCGGCCATGCCGACGGAGGTGACGACCATGACGCCGAAGAGGCGCTGGTTGCCCTGAGCGTCGATGCTATACGCCACGACGTTGGCGGTGCCGGCGACGAAGATGTCGATCTCGATCTGGGCCCAGTCGGCCGGGTTGAGCACGATGGCGTTCGGCTCGTAGCCAGCGGCCTGCAGGTCGCCGATGATCTTGCGGATCAGGACGAGCTTCTTCAGCACGGCACCCAGCGCCGCGTCGGCGTAGCCGTGGGCGGTGTAGTTGCCGGCCTTCATGAAGCCGGCCATGTTGGGTGCAACACCATCACCGGATACCAGCTGGGTCTCGACCTTGCGGTTGACACCGTAGCGCATGCGCAGATCGACGTAGGCAGCCAGCGCGCGGTTGTCGGCAGCCAGCTGGCGGGAGATCTTGATCCAGTGGGCGACAGTGGAGACCGGCTGGTTGACCAGCGACCAGGTCAGCGAGGATTCAGCCTTGGCGGCGCCTTCGGCGGCTTCTGCCGCGCTGTTGGTGAATACATTCTCCTTCGTGAATTCAATCGCGTTGGAGGTGGTCGGCACGTGGCGGTAGAGGCTTTCGATGGTCAGCTTCTGGAAGGCGCCGGGGACGATGCCGTCGCGGCGATCCGGCGCGACGTTGGTGTTGGAGCCGACCAGGGTGTTTTTGACTTCGAAGCCGATGGAGCCGAACTGGCGGTTGCCGCCGACGAGGTGCAGCTTGCCCTTGTATTCATCGGACTTGATGAACTGGCCGCCCCAGGATTCAACCTTGTTTTCGGTTTCCGGCTGGGCGGTGCCCTTTTGCTCGATGGCGAGCAGGCGGTCGGCGAGCTCGCGCTGGGTGACGGACAGGGCGTCGATGGCGTTCTTGGTTTCGACGGACTGGCTACCGGTGGCCTTGATTTCGGCTTCGGTCTTTTCAGCGAACTTGACGAGCTGGGCTTCGATGGCCTCGCAGGCCTTCATGACGGCGGAAAGATCAGACATTCTCTTGCTCCTTAAAAGCAAAAACCCGCCGCAGCGGGTTGGATTTGGGTAAAAACTGCTTACAGCGGGATGCGCGCTTTGAGCCGGTGCATCATGGCCTCGAGCTCGGTGACTGCTTTCGCGTCGACTTTCTGCGGCTCAGGCTCCCCCTGACCGAATACGATCTTGGCGCGAGCGACCAGCGCTGTGGCCGCTCCTTTAGTGAGGCCGCCTGCATCCCGCAGGAAGCGCTCGAAATCGCGGATGGTTTCAAGGCCGTCGAGTGCGGAGTCGAGATCCATGTGCTTGACGGAGGTAAGGTCGATGCGGGCGGCGCCGTCGGCGGGGAAGACGACGGGCGAGACTTCGACCAGGTTGGCCCACTTGCGGATGACACGGCCGCCGGCTTCGGTTTCGTCGTAGTCGCCGGCCTTGATGTAGCCGCCGATGGAGAGGCCGTCTAGGGTGCCGTGCTTGAGCGAGGCATAGACGTCCTGCGCCTTGGAGTGCCCCGGGGTGAGCTCGCCTTCGACATAGAGGCCGTGGTCGTCTTCCTTCGCCTTCAGCCACTTGCCGATGGGCATTTCCCAGGATCTATGCTCGAAGAACATGCGGGGCTTGCCGTTGTTCTTGAGGGTGTATTCAAAGGCGCCGCGCAGGATGGTGTCGCCGTAGCTGTCGACACCGCCAAAAACGGAGGCGTAGCCGGAGAACTTGCCGGTTCCGGCGTCGTCGAGCTTGATGTCGCAGTTACTGAGCGACAGGGTCTTGATTACCAGCATGTGCGGCTCCTTGGATCTTGCCGAGCATGTGCAGCGGCGCGAGGTTGGTCTGGGCGGTGAGTTGGTCGCCGCCGGTGATGGGCGGGTCGTTTTCGAGCTGGCGGCATTCGTTGCGGGTCTTGATGCCGTTCTGTACGGCCTTGCTGTAGATGTCCATGCGGTCTTTGAGGCTGGCGCGCAGCAGGGCTTCGAGGCTGAATTCGACGTTCATGTCGGCGCGCTGGCGCGGGGTCATGACGCGTTTGGCGACGGATTGTTCGATGCGGATGAGGAAGGGCCGCAGGGTGAATTTGTGGAAGCCGTCGATGATCTGCTCGACGCCGGTGCCCCAGGCGGTGACGTTGGAGTGGCCAACGAGGACGGGCGGGACGCCGAACCAGCGGCAGATTTCTTCGACGGTGAAGCGTCGGGTTTCGAGCAGCTGCTGGTCGGCCGGGGTGAGGTTGACCTGCTGGTATTTCATGTCAGCTTCGAGGACGACGAGGCGGCTGGTGCTGCCTTCGGCCATGTCGGCGAAGTTTTGGCGGATGGCGGCGCGTTGTTCGGGCTTGAGGACGCGGTCGATCATGAGGATGCCGCTGGGTTTGCCGCCGTTGGCGAAGAGGCGGCTGGCGGCGTGCTGGGCGTTGGCGGCTTCGGTGGTGGTGGCGCGCATGTAGTCGAGCCGGGCGAGGCCGATGGTGCCGTTGCCGATTTCCTTGATGTGGAGGACGCTGGATTCGGCGAGGACGGCGACGTCCTGGTCGAGGCGATAGAAGTATGTGGCGCTGCCGTCTTGCATGACGCGCATTTCGACCTGGTCGGCGGGCATGGGCCAGAGGGCGATGACGTCGCCGGCGGCGTTGCGCTCGATGCGGGCGTAGGCATTGCCGCGCAGCAACAGGTTGATGAGCATGGCGACCCAGAATTCAATGGGGGTCATGCGGGAGTTTGGGCTGTCGTGCAGCACCTGGTAGAGGAGCGCGTCGCGAGCGAGCTGGCGCTGGCCGTTGGTCTGGCGGTAGGTGAAGAGGGGCAGGCTGGCGACGGTGTTGGCGAGGAGCCAGACGCAGGCCCAGACGGTGGAGATTTGCAGGGCGCCGTCGGGGGCCAGCGCGGTGCTGCCTTCGATGAGGACGCCTGATGGCGCGCCGCTTTGACGGCCGGCACGGTTGCCGAGCGCCGCCCCGCCCCAGCCGAACCAGCCGAAGAGGGAGGATAGGAGTCGATTCATGCTTAGCCTGAGACGGGTTGGTTGAGGAAGTCGTCGAGCGGGGCGTCTTCCACGTGGGTCACTGCGCGGCTGAGGGCCATGACGGTGGCGACGATGGGGTCGATGCGGCCTTTGGGTTTGCTGCGCTTTTTGTCGGGTCGAAAGTTGTCGTTGCTGTCATAGAGAAGTGAGACGTTGCCAGCGGCCCAGCGGAGGACGGGGTTGCCGCCGTGCCGGAATCGTTTGGCGTAGATGAGTTCTTCGAGCTTGCGGGCGCCGGGGTACATGCCGCCGGTGTTTTGCGGGACTTCGATGAGCGGGACGCCGGCGTCCATGAGCTCGTTGCTGAGTTGCTGGGCGTTCCAGCGGTCAAAGCCGATTTCGCGGACGTCGTAGTCGGCGCAGGCCTGGATGATGGCTGCGCGCACGGGCTGGTAGTCGGTGACGTTGCCGGGCGTGGCGGTGATCCAGTTTTCTGCATGCCAGCGCTGGTAGGGCGCGGCGTCGTCGGCTTGTTCTTCGATCTTGGCCTCGGGGCACCAGGTCATGACCAGGGCGTGCCATTCTTCGCCGGCTTCAAGCGGCGGAAAAACGAGGGCAAAGGCGGTGAGGTCGCGGGTGCTGGCGAGGTCGAGGCCACCGTAGCATTCGCGACCGGCGAGGCTGGCGGGGTCGAAGTGTTTGCCGTTTTTGTCCCAGACGTGCAGGTCTAGCCAGCCCTCGGCGTCGTTGCACCAGACGTTGAGGTCTTTAGTTTTGAAGTTGGCGAGGGCGCTGGGGAGCGCTTTGGCCTTGCGGGCCATGCCGCGCATGTAGTCGAGGGCCTTGGCGCTGCCGAGGCTGGGGTTGGCCTTGATCCAGTTTTTTTCGGCGAATGGGTCGTCGCCTTCGTCGATGGTGTAGATGTAGCCGAAGAAGTCGTCGTCTTTGCGGCGGCCTTCGAGGACGCTGATGAGATAGCCGCGAATTTCGGTGCAGATGCCGTCGAGGATGAAGCCGGCGGTGGTGATGGCGGAGAGCAGCGGCTGCTGCCGGGCGCCGAAGCCGGATTCAAGGACGTCCCATTGCTCGCGGGATTTCTGGGCATGCAGCTCGTCGAAGAGGACGGCGGACGGGTTGAAGCCATCCTGGGCGTCTGCATTCGAGGCGATGGGCTTGAAGACGGCGGCGCCGGATTCGATGCGCTCCTGGTTGAGTCCTTCGAAGATGCGAAAACTGCGCGCCATGCCGGCGCTTTTTTTGGACCAGCGCTTGAAGTTCTCAAACGCGGGCTTGAAGACGGTCATGGCCTGCTCTCGGGTGGTGGCCACGGCATAGACTTCGGCGCCGGGCTCGCCATCCATCATGAACAGGTAGGCGCCTTGCGGGCCTTTCCATGTGCTCTTGCCGTTCTTGCGGGCGACTTCTTCGTATGCGCGCGAAAA